ATTGATTCAATCTCCGCACCACCTGTTGCACGTTCAACAGTTGTTAGAGTAAAGCTACTCTGCCCACCTACTGTACCTATAGCCGTAAAATTATTAGCACCGTTTGCTCTTGTACCATTTGTAACTCGGTACGACACTGCAACTGTGCTGTTAAATGCAGGCTTCTTACCAAGAACATTGTCACCAAAGCTGATCTTGTATAGTTTGTTACGATCAGGTTCTATGAAGAAAACTCTTGATGTTGAATTGACAGTTCTTAGATCGGATGCCTGCGAGTATGTTAGTGTATTACCCGAAGTTGTGACAGAGACAGTTATGCTTGATGAATCGGTATTAGCATTTGGTAATATGAATGATGTATTGGCCGCAGAAAATAGAAATCTATGCGTTAGCGGTACACCTTCTGTTATCTGTATGAAACCGTTAAATCTATTTGAAGAATTCGCAGTTATTGGGTATGATTGCGGCGTAACAAAAGTGTATGACACACCATTGACTGTTGCTCTAAACTGTGTATTCTTTGCAATGTTAATGGTGCGAAATGTTGAATTTGCTGGTGTAGTAAAGGATACGCGCACATTCGCTGTTGGGCCGCGCGCTGAAGTTGGAAGATAACCAAGCATCTTCGCGCGAGATACGACATTGTCATAAATCTGCGCAGTATCAAGAAACCCCTCATTTGCTGCCATATTTGCATAGAAGGCATTGTAATAGGTATTGTATGCAAGAAGATCAAGCAGGGTGCCTATGGCCGAATCTTCAAAATCAAAATCTGAGAAGTCAGGTTTACCTGCCATAAAATTACGCAGGTTGAGACGAATCGTATCAAAGTCTAGACCCGCTACGGTAATTGCACTATTAGCCGCCATTATCGTATGGCCTCCAGAGTTAATGTTAGATTAGCGGGAGCCTGAGAAGTTGTAGTTCTAAAAGTTATATTTACCCGAACAACATTATTCTCTGGGTCGTCAACCACACCTACGTTTAGTATTATCGCTCTTTCTTCATAATTTCCTACAGCCAGTAGAACATCACTTTCTATCTGTAGTGCTAGACTGGGGTCCATAAGATCAAATAGTCTCGCGCGAATGTCAGACCCAAACTGATTTCTAAATGGTCTTTCGCCTCTATCGGTAAGTATTAGCGATCTAAGAGCCTGCTTAATAGAATCATTATTCTTACGCACGATCAATTTACCGGTAACCGGATGCATCTTCATATTAAGATCAAAATCTTTGAAGATTGGCGTCTTGATCGCACTCGACATACAAATCTCTCCATTTGTGGCTTATTTAGATCAGGATTAACGGACTGTAGGTGCACCAATGGTAGGATATTGCGCCCTCAATTCATTAATCTCAGCTATAATTCTACTCCGTCTCGCCTCCGATCCGGCCTGCCTATATTCATTTTCTAAAGCCGATATTTGATTGTTTAATAGATTGTTTCTTAATACTTCAATCTGAAATCTTGCGCCGGCCGATATTGCAGGAGGTGTTGCTACACTAACTCCTGGTAATGGTGGGAGACTCTCTTGCGATATTCCACTTGTATTTGGTTGAACTATAGATTGTGGTGCTGTTGGCACTACAGGAGATGTTGGCGCAGGTTGAGCTGTTGTGGTTGATGATGGGTGCTGTGTGTTACCACTAGCATTCCCTACAGCTTGACATATACCTATACCTCGTAATATATCATCAAATATTTGTTGAAGATTCAAATTAGGGAACAAATTTTGCATTCTAAGCCATTGTGCTAGGAATGCAGTTGGGTTATTCAATACAGATAATAATATATTAACCTCTCTGAGTAACGGATCAGTCGCATTTCGTATTTCACCCAAAACATTTGATAATGCAGAATTGACAACAGAATTAATTTGTGATTGAATTAAATTTGGTAAAGAAGTGAGCGTGTTTATTGCATTATTCAACGCACTGGTTGCGCTATTGATCGTTGATGTTAAAGCAGCCATACCTGAACCAGTGCCACAACCAGTAGATATACTTTGGGTGGCGCTGGCCAGTATAGAGGCATTATTTGCGCTTGTTGCAATATTTAATATCTGAGTAGGTGATGTATTGGCTGTCATGGGTTTAAATCAATCCTAGAACCTTTGACCGTGGTTGGACCAGGAGATTCGACATTCATAGATGATGTTGCTCCCAGTTTCATATCTGTACCTGATCCTATCTCAACCGATCCTGCAGCAAGTTGTGTTGTCTTACCTGAAGTTGCTATAAGCTTATCTCCACCTATAATTTCAGTTAAATTACCACCTACAGTTCTTTGAACATTAGAAGCAAAATTTTCAATCACATCAGAACCAACATTTCTAGTTCTGATTGCGCCAACAGATTTAGAATCATTAGTATTAATCTGTGTAATCTCAGATCCAATTACCTCAGTATTTCGATTACCTTCTATTTTTGTATTCATATCACCCTTAATATATAAATGATAATCACCCAAAACTTCTTGTACCATATCACCATCAACTCTGAGTCGTGCATCACCTGATATGGTAATATTACAATTTCCATATATTACAACATTTTTATCTTTAATGCATATCTCATAATCATCACCAATTATTCTGGTTACTCTAGTACCATCATCCATTATTTCTCGATTAGTACCTGATGCGTGATATTCATGTATACGTCTTGCACCAACAGTATCATCTATCTCAAATATATGACCAGATTCAGTCGTTTTAACATGATTATATGGATACAATGGTGGCTTTGTAATAGAATGTAGTTCAGGTTGACTCCATGTCGGAGTTTCATATACTTCCTCTACATCATCATATGATACTGAAGTTGTCTTTTTTATTGTAGCCGCAGGGACATCTACCAGACGATTTTCTATTCTGTCTTTTGTAACTGGAATATCATTATAGATATCGCCACCAACCGCAAAAAATGATGTATCTGGAGAACCTGCGGCCAAAGGATAAACACCATAAGGGTCATTAAACCCATCCGATGAACTTGCAGCATCACCAGCAACACCATGAAATGATCCCATTATCATTGGTGTCTGCGCGCGTTGGCCGTCCATAAAAAAGCCTATAACCCAAGACCCTTCAGCTAGTCCTGTAGGTGAGCTACCAACGCCGCTGGTGCTGGCTGATGTTGTTGGTACCATAACCTGTGCCCAGGGCAATGACTCCGTAGGTAGAGCAGCTTTGTCATTTGAATGCCAACCAAAGCATCTTACACGAACCCGACCAATTTTAAGCGGGTCACTACGATCTTCGACAATACCAACAAACCATACAAAGCCGTTGGTGCCCATCCATTCATCAGCTCTTACGGGCATTAATTTATCCTCTAAGCAATAGGAGTGCTGTAGGCATCGGCCACGCACTCCAATAGTGTTGAATATTCCAATCCACCTGCAGTTAATCTATGAGATACTGCCGTCACAAGATACTTACCCGAGACAAAGGAATCAGTTTGCTTATCCCGCGATGACGACTCACCAACTTTTGGCATTACTATTTTTATAGTATCACCTACGGCAATATTCGAATTACCATGAATCATGACCTTAGTAACAGATGACAATAATTCCGAATTAAGATATGTCTCGCGCGCGAGAAAGTCTTGGCGACGCCTAAAGGTATTCTGTGTTGAACCGTCATTATTTGTAATATAAGGTATTGTACCTTGATATGAATTAGATACTATAAATTTTTCTCTTGTTATTGAAGAACCTAATCTTTGTGCTACTGATGGTGCAATTCTTGGGTGGGCTGTTATATGTTCAACTTGACCAAAATCTCGATTATAGAGATATTGTGATGTTCTAAATCTCTTTGCGACTGGATCAAGCGATAAGACCTGCACACCAAGCTGACCATTTGTCACACCGGATAGCAAATCAAACCCAACCGATTGTTCTATTGCAACTACACGCGATCTGTCAAATCTATCATCACCCGGTATACGATCTTCAAGATTATAAAATGTTGCTTTTGGTGGTTGACGCATCAGATATTGTAAAGATGCAAAATGAAACCCTTTTGCATTTTCAAAAAAGAAGAAATTTGAGGTGCTACGATCATTTGCCGATTTGGCCTCATCCGCAAGGTATCTCATCGCGGTGAGTGGGCTTACCCTAGGCAATACAGTGGTAAAGGTACCTTCTGTATCTTCTACAGTAACTAACGGTTTATTTGTTAGTGGAGCAATATGTGTTGAAAATACTTGACGCACCATATCCGAAATGTTGGTAGTTTGCAGACCTTGAGATATGACGGTAGATTGATCTTGCAACAAAGTATTTGTAGTTAAATTAAGCTCATATGAATCCACACCTTGCTTTGCTCTAACACGATTAGAAAGCTTATAGAGAGTCATATTACCACGAATACGATTAGCATTTTGAGTACTATCGGATATAGAATATTGCACAGTCTCACCACCCACTAAAGGTAGTGTATTACGAAATGCAATTGCATCCATGATATCAAGATACATTGATGTAGCAGGTGAATCAATGGATTCATAATAGCTAATCTCTGTGACTAGCTGTTTAAAATCCGTAACATTGCTATTTACTGTAGAGCGAATTGCCAGGTCATGTATTACACCTGTACCCGATCTAAATTCAGGTTGTACCGCCATTATTAATAAAGATCCCTAAAGGCTTCAAGAATACTTGGAACGGCCCTGCTGCTAATTATCGATATATTTCTGCGTCTTTCATTCTTAGCTAATTCATAATCATAATTTGTAACAGCTGTTCTATTTACAGGAGATAGACTTGTATATGTTGTTTGATCTACAATAAGAGTCTTTTCAGGTATGAGTATCAATTCACCATCTTGATTAAGAATTTCTTGTCTCTTTTGTATAATTTGCTCATAATGATGAACCTGGGCCATGGCGGTTGATACGCTACCATATTTGACCCGAATATATTCATTTAGCGTCTGCTGTCCCATGGGCCACTCATAACTAGGGTCCAAAATCTCATTTGGCAAAAGAATTAACCAATCAAGCGAATCATCGCCGTAGACATTATAAGCAACGGTATCTGGTCGCTCACCGTCTGTAATATTATATGTAAAAAAAGATAAAGCTTGCTTCTTATAAAAGTCTCTTATGATAAATCGTTTTGTAACATCAGTAGCCTGAACCGAATTTGGCATACCCGGTAAATTATATATCAAAGACGGAAAATTTGAAAAATATTTCATTGAAATTATCTTCCGTTCTGTTCAATCTGTTCCTTGGTGATAACATCAGTCTCTAAGAATGTCATATCGATTACGACCTCGGCCGGGTAAGCTTTTGATCCGCCTTGTGTAAGAGAGCGAACATAAGCTGGATAATTTTGAGGATGGTAATTTATCGAAAATGACTTTAATACAGATTCACCAATTGAGAACAGTGTGGATTCTCTACTAAATTTAATTTGAAATACTTCAGGGTATTCAAAGAATGCGCGCGATGCAGCACCTGCCTCTTCTGTTAGCCCAGCAAGTTCATTGGCCAATGTACCACCGCTACCACCACCTAATCCTTCAACTAGCCCCGCAGATATTTGGCCTACATTACCCAAACCATATTTGGGTGACATGTGAAATTTAAATTTCTTGATTATCTTATAGATTATATCAGCCTCTTTAGCATTTTTAGGAGTTAGGCTGTATGTAAATCTATGCTCTCTAAAATTTGCGCCGGTAAATAAAACCACTTTGTGTGGATTTCTTGCAACACCTGTTACATTGGCCAATGCTGCCGTAAATGCAGGACTTAATCTACCTGCTGCTCCCGCGGCTGTTGAAGCTACAGCCGCGCCTGCTGAAGGTGCCATCGGGCCTAAATTGCGATATAAGTTGTTAAGTGATTCCTGAAGGGACGCGTGCATACCTGTTATGCGAGCACCAAATGTACCACCCTGAGCCATAGCCCTAAATGGTCCTGAGAGTGCTTGTCCTAAATTATTGCCCAATTGACGCGGATCAGTATTTCTAGCATTCGATGCAGCCGTTGCAACTAGCTCACCTAATGCACTAATATCAGGTGAATCATATGATGTGAGATATTCTGTTATCAATGATGATGGCATAGGTAGAGTAATGCTAGCTAAACCTCTTCTAGCAAGTATCTGCTCAGGCGACCCCGTATTTACAATTGGTGCATCGCTATTCAAAGTTGATGTGCGGGTAACTCTTTCAAATTTTAAAATTTGAAATGTAACCAAGTGATCAATACTATCATAATTAAGCGGAAAATATAATGAATTGCGCC